TCATCTTGGTACCTCATTCAATATCTGCCGTTGAAAGCGGTCGAGTTCGGGCACTAGCTTTGGGTCGCCTTGTTCAAAGTGTCGCGCATCTAAACCGCCGCTTGATGCAAACTGTTCTGCACTGGTGCGTGTGCCGGCGCGCTGGCCATACGTTGCAACCGCGACCGGTGATCCATCTTTATCGTAGCCGATGAATGTGCCGCTCGAATGGCTCATGAACTTGTTGATCATGCTTTCTTCCTTGATTGCTCTGTCGGCCGCTGGATCGATGCCACCGCGCGCGCGGCCGTGTGAAAGGATGGTGGCATGTAGGTTTCACCAAGCTGCGGATCCATCGCGGCCGAGTTGCCCAGGACATCGCCCACGTCTTCGCGGGAGCCACCGCCAGCGCGCGCCCACACACCGAAAGTACGGCGCAGATCGCGAAACTGCAGCGAAGTGATACCTGGCGTTGTTTTGGCCGCTCGAGCCCGGATCGCGGCCCAGCGTTTGCGAAACAGATCGCCGGAGTAGGGCGCACCAGTGGCTTCATCTACCAGCAGGCGGATTTGGCCCTCCCGGGCGTCGGCCAGCTGCATCTTCAGGTAAGGCTGCGCTTCTGGATGGATCGGCATGACGCCGTAATTGTCCCGTTTGGATCTGATCAGTTCCCAGACAAGAACAGGCTGATCGCTGTCCGGCAATTGGACGGTGCGAAAGCTGTCGATTGCCGCGGTAATAAGATCGGTCTGTCGCTGGGCCTGAAGGGTAGCAAGTGCGATCGCGCAGGCCATTGCGTTGAACCCCAGCTCTTTCGCTGCATTCATCAGGGCGTCGTATTCTGCCCAGGTCGCCGAACGGTGACGCTTGCGAACCGATTTCATCTTAAGCTTGAAGCAGGGGTTGGCATTTTCTTGGCGCCAGCCGCGCACTTCAGCGTGGCTCATGAGGATCGAGAACATTCTGATCAGGGCTTGCGCCTGTGCCGGCCCAGATCCTTTGTACAAGCTTTCGTACCAGGTGCGCATGATCGGCTTGGTGAAGTCTCCTACGTTGTGTTCACCCCACTTTAAGTCGATCGTGTTCAGATTGATGTTGTAACTGCGCTTCGTGCTGATGGTCATTTCTGTGAAGGCGACAGACTTGCGATAGTCGTGTATCAAGGCCGATACCGTTCGTCCTCCTGCGCTTCGCGGAGGCGACGTGTCACCGCGGCGCTTGCGATCGACGTCATCGTTCATCCGCTTGGCCTCGCGCACGGACCAGGTCGCGCGATCGGCATTGAGCTCGATCGCCTCGAAACCTAAATTTCGAGCGGAGTGATTGGGCTCCCACCACACCCGCCAAGACCCATCGGCGCGACGGCGTTGTCGCAAGCCAGTGATCTTATCCGATATAGGGGGGCGACTGGTCATACGCTTCGCGCCATTTCGAGCATGATCACGTTCGAGCCAGTTGGTAATGGGCTTCTCACAGCTGCGCGCCCCTGCAGTTCCACCCAAGCCTTCACGGCGTCTGCGCGCCATTTCAGCGGGCGAAGGCACGTCGGCATGGGCAGCGGAAAATCGTTGTCATCCTCCATACGCGATCTTGCAGCTAGAAACGCGGTCGCATTGCTGAAGCCAGTCAGTTCGGCGACCTTATCTGCGGTGATAAAGCTCACTGGTCTATCCTTTCCTGGACCTTGCCCCAACGGGCGATCGAAACGGTGAAGTCGTCTTGTGTTTCGCGCTGATCGAACTTGCTTGCGGCGCGCATCGCTGCAATTTGCGCCACGACCACAGACGCTAGAATGACAGCGATCGGCACAATGATTACGATGACCACCGCAGTGACGAGAAAGTTCATGATGATGCCTGTTTGATTGCCCGACAGTGTCGCCTGCCTGTCGGGTGTTGATGTGACGGGGGCGGTCGAGCAGACCCGCGGGCGACCCCCGGCAGCAAACTTATTAGGTGGCCTGACGCCGGACCGCGTCAGCAAGGCCGACAGCGAAGCGTGCAGAGTTCGACATCTGCAGGCTGAGGGGAATTTCAATGTCCGCGCCACGAAGTGTCGGCGCTTTCTCTTCGATCTGACGGGCCCAAGTGCCGATGACCTCGCACGCAAACAAGAAGCCGCGGCGTTCATCGGGATCCAGTGACTGGATGGCCATGGCGCGTAGGTTGAGTTGATCAGCCATTGTCACGCGCCGAATTCAGAAAGGTCACGTTCTCTAGGTCAGCCATATCGGCAATGACGCCCATGGCACGACGGCGATGCAGCAACTCGGCAGCGATCTGGGGGATGGTGAGCAGGATAAGCGCCGCATCTGCATCCGTCAGGCATTCATTCTGCTGGGCTGAACGACTGGCGCGTTCAACCTTTTCGAGGATGTCGTCGGTGATAGGGCCACCGGTTGCGAGGGGAATGGACGGTAGGGGGGCAGCATGTGCCATGGGGGTGATCTCCAGTGTGTTGCGTTACACTAGAGTTAGGGGTTTCAACCTGTGACTGTCAATGCAAATTATGCAAAAAATGCAAACTATGAGATATTGCCATCCGCTATGCGGCATAGTTTGAAGGCGTCCCGCAGTAGGATCCCGTACAAAACAATCGGTGGGCTTGAGATAACGAAGGCGAATAGGAGGGGGTCTATATCGTCGTAGCTGCGAACAAAAATATCGCGGTATAGGCTGCTGCTAAAGCCGATGGAAACGAAGTAGCTGCACAGTGTGGTTGCTGTGCAAAATAAGAATAAAAAGCCAATGGGCTTTAGTGGAATTGGCCCGCGATGTTCTTCTATTCCCGCCCACTTGAAGTGCTCGATATTTGATTGAACAATGAAAATTGCTGCGCAAAAGCTGGAAATCGTTGCGCTTATTGCGGCAAAGGAGAGCGTTGCTGTCGTGTCGAAAAGCAAAACTGGCATTGTTTTGAAATAGATAAAGCAAACCGTCCAGTAGATTGCGATTAACATACTAAGTTCTCCAAGAGGCGATTACTTTACCTTTGATCACTACGTTTTTGCCGTCAACCACGTGCACACGTTGCTCCGATGGGGTGGTGCTGCCTGATACTAAAACTGGCGGTTCAAATCGTCGTAGCAATGTGGAAGCTATTCCTGTTTGCCAGTCGTAAATTTGTGCAAGTACGATGTCACCGGTCTTACATGTTTCGGATCTATTTGTGTCGACTAGAAGCTTGTCGCCGATGGAGTATCCGTTCATCACCATAGATCCAGTGCGTACTCTCCAAACGTCGATGCCAGGCGTTCCGCCACCTAGTCCGGTTACGATGCCGTGCATAGCAACTTGCTCATGAGCTGACCCTTCCCACAGTGCGGCGTCACCATTCGATTGGCTTGGTTCAAGTTTCTTTGCTTCTTGAACTTCTAGTGCGCCGGCGTGCTTCAGCACCTGGTCTAGTGGAACCTTTAGCACCTCGGCGAAAGCTTTAGCCCATTCGAGGCTCATTTTTTGATGGCCATTGTAGATGCGCGAGACGATTGAGCGATCACGGCCCATTTTTTGCGCAATATCTTCGGCGGTAACGCCTGCAGCTTTCTGCTTAGTTTTAAACCACTTGTCATCCATGTGTCGCTAAGTAGTAACTGGAAACTCACAATGCATGTGCAATTTATGCAAAATTTGCATTGCCAAGATGTATGTTTGCGATCTACATCTAGCGTCATGAGTAGCAACCTAACACCACTTGAAGTATGCGAGCGCCTCGTTGCGCCCTTATCTCAACTTGGCAATATCGCCGGGTTGAAGGAAAAAGCCGCATATGGCTGGCGCAACGGCTCCCAATGGCGCGAAGCCGGGGACTTGCCACCTCGCGTCAACCGTACCCTTCTCAAATACGCGAAGCGGCACGGGATCCCGTTGACCCCGGCCCATTTGATCTGGGGCGCAAGCCGTTCAGAGATCGATGCGCTGTTGCAAGGCATGGCGCGCCGTTCGGTGGCCGCAGAATGATCCGGTCATACTCCTCCCTGACCCGGATCTTCCGGACCGTTAGCTGCAGTTGGCCTCTGCTAGGGCTCAGTCTGTCTCAGGCGCGGTTCGTACTGATGCGTGTGCCGTCCGAGTTTATCGGCTTCGGCGCACGCATCTCTTTTGGGAGAGGTGTCCATGGCCTTTGATCCCATACTCGCAATTCGTTTCAGCGCGTTTGCCGTTGGGATGATGGCACAAACCAATCAGCTATCGAAAAGCGACGTCGATGAGTTGCTGGCGAAAGCTTCCACGTATTTGGATGCCGACGATCAGTTCTTGCAGGCTATCGCGGGCTTCGCGCTGTTGTTTCAGGCCAATCGCTTTGACGCGACCTATCTCGCGTCGATCGGGGCGGACCTCGTCCGAGCTGTCCAGCTTGAAATGCTTCCCACCGCTCCGGATGCGCATCGGGTCGATATCCATGGCTAGCAATATCGAAGCAAAATTGACCGCTGCCGATCAAACGCTGGCATTTACGCTCAGCTGGTTCGTGGCCGAGCGGATGCCGAACCGGGCAGATCAAAAACTGTTTGTCGGCATTCTGAACGATGTTCTGCCTTTCGTGAGCGAGGACCACCCGATCATGCGCCCGATGATCGCCCCTGCACATGGGCTGATCCAGTCGATCGGGGCCGGCGAGCTGGGATCCGGCTGGGCTCACTATGACGCCTCAGCTGCGATCGCAAAGTTCGCACGCTGGCGGGCAGGGCGGTCCAATGAAGTTTTCCAAAATGAAAGAGGTCCTGAATGATCGATATTATCCAGACGTTGGACGCCAAGGAAAAAGAACTGAAAGACTGCGCGGGCGATATCCACACGCTTCGGTATTCGTTCGAAGTCTTTCTGAACAATCTTAAAAGCATCGGCATCGATGCGAGCGTGAAAGCTGACTTCGGCACGGCCATCGAGGTCGAGCTGGTTCTTCCTGCACGTTTGAAAGCGTTGCTGCAGGACGATGCGGTCGGCGATGACAGTGCGATCCAAGACTTTTCTACAGCGGTCCCCTTCCGCCATCAAAACGATGTTGCCGCACCGGTGACTGACGGCGCGCTGGCAGCAACAGATCAACAGCCCGCGATCGACGAACCCGGGGAGGCTTCGGGCCGGGCCGAGGCACCTGTGCCGCAAACGGCGGCACGTGAGACTGTGACTGGGCCATTTTCTAAAAATGAGTTTGCTACATTGATCGACCTATCGTCGCGAGGCGCGTCGGTAAAGGAGATTGCACTAGCACTGCATCGCGACACCCAAAGTGTGCAGAACAAATTGTACCGTCACCGCGCCAAGATGCAGGCGGTGAAAAAAGCGCCACGTGCATCTGCCAAAACATCGCATATTGAGCAGTCTAAAGCACCGGTTCAAAACGGTACCACAGCGGATCTCAGCATCAGCGCCACATGGACGCCAAAGCTCGACCTGAAGCTGGCGCAGCTTATGGCCAAGGGCACCGGTGCAGCCGGCGCAGCTGCGGTGCTGAGATTGCAGAAAGAACACGTTCATGCGCGCTGGCGTGAGATCAAGGATTGGGTGGGTGAGCCAATCCAAAGCAACGATGACATCGTAGCTGCGCTGCAAGATCGGCTCGCCACCCACGACCATACCTCGTCGACCTGATCGGCAGTCGCCCCCATGTCCCCCCGTCCCACATACTCCCTTGACGAAATCAAGGGCATGCTGATCGACCAGCTCGACAGTGTGCTGGCGCAATATGCGCCGCCGGCCAACGGGTCGCACACAACGTTTGGCAAATACTACACATTGAACCCGGGTCGCGCCGATCGATCCGTTGGCAGCTTCTGTGTGACTGTGTCGGGGCCCGACGCCGGCCGCTGGAATGACTATGCTGTCGGCAGCGTACCAGGACAGGGGTATGGCGATGTTCTGGACTTGATCGCGCTGTCACTGGGCTGTGACATGCAGGGGGCATTGCGCGAAGCACGAGGCTTTCTAGGCTTGCAGTCCGACAGCCCCGACGACATTCGCCGGCGCAAACAGGCGGCAGAAGCCTCAGCTGCGCGGCGCAAGCAGGCCGAAGCGTCTGCCAGAGATAAAAAGATCAAGCGCATGAAGGCCGCGCAGGCGATATTTCTGGGGGGACAAGAACGCATCGCCAATACGCCGGTCGAGTTCTATCTTCGCGACCAGCGCGGCATCGATCTCCGTAGCCTGGGCCGCCAGCCCGGCGTGCTGCGATATGTTCCTCAGCTGAACTATTACCACGAAGACGAGAAGACTGGCGAGGTGTTCGACGGAGCATACCCGGCCATGGTTGCTATGATCACCAATCATCGGGGCGAAAACGTTGCGGTGCATCGCACATGGCTGGCCCAGAAGGCGGACGGTACTTGGGATAAGGCTGCCGTGCCCAAAGCCAAAAAGGTGCTCGGAGACTATTGGACCAGCAGCATTCACATCTGGAAGGGCATCGGTCCGCGCGGCGGCAAGCCGGGTAGCCTGCGTGAAGTGAAACCCGGTGCGCACGTGTTCATCGCCGAAGGCATCGAGGATGCGCTTTCAGCGGTGGTCCTGAAGCCGGAGGTCCGCGTGTTGGCCGCCATATCCCTGAGCAACCTTGGTCACGTCGTACTGCCAGAGGCCGTCGAGCACGTCACATTGATCGCTGACCTAGATGACAACGATACGGCGCGCGCCGAGCTAGACCGCGCCATCGCCAGCCACCAATCCGCCGGCCGCACGGTCCGGGTCTTTCAAAACCGCTGGGGCGGCAAAGATCTGAACGACGCCTTGCGCGCGGCATCAACCCAAGCTGACAACGGAAAGGGAGCCGCATGACTAACTTTGCGCGACTGGAAACACATCACGGGCTGCAGGTCCTTTGCCGTGTCGAAGCGATCACCAGTGATAATGGCCGATACGGCCCGGCCGTCATCACACGGTGTGATCCATCAATCTCGATCGAGATCAAAGAGGGGCCTTTTGCCGACAGCGATGAAGGCTGGACCGGTGCCGAAAAGATAATGGCAGCGATGGATTTGGCTGAGTTTTCGGCAGGTGCCATTCAAATAGCTGCACGCTTTGCGACGTCTGATGATGGCGTGCAAGAGGGTGATCTAGCATGACAGGGTCGAACTCTATGCCATTCGATCTGGATCAGCAGAGCGTAATTCAAGCTTTCCATATCGCTGTTCAGGAATACCCGCCAAACTGCCCATGCCAGCAGGTGCACATCGTTTTGCAGGACATCGATGGCGATGATTTTGCTTCGGCCTCGATGTCGGCGCAGTTGGCGCGTGAAGTTGCTGCAAGGCTAACCGCGCGTGCCGATCAAGCAGACCTGCGTCTCGCTCGAAAAGCGGGGCAGGTATCGTGAATTTTAGAACGGAAAACCGCAATCATTCCTATGGGGTGGCGTTTGGTGCCGGCAGCTGGGTCGGCATCGATCAATTCGGATTGGTAGTTCCAAACTCCGATTTGAAGGATCCGCTCGATCGTCAGTTTTTCCATTCAGGTCAAGCTATTGTCGACAAGGCTTGCAGGCTGGCACGCGACGTTCTGCCCGGACCGTACGGTTCGAAGGGTAGCGCGCGCAGACGTAAATTTTGTGATCGCGTTGCCTCGATCGCCACCGATATGGAGGCAAACCTATAATGAGCGAAACTCAGGCACACTCAAACGACGACTGGCTGCCAGACTACAGCCAAAAAAGCGCTGATAACCCGACCCGTGAAGATTTGCGAGAGGCGCTGGATAACGCGCCGGAGGCCCCGAGAAAGGCAAGCGATGACACCGACACACCAAAACGAACATCAAGAAAAGCTCCTAGCCGCCCTAGCGGCGATGAAAAAGGTTCATCCGGATCTTCAGGAGGCAGCCGAGCGGGCGGGCGTGGCCGCAAGCGCATGGAAATCTTTGATGACTGTCCGGTCACGCCTTTGGGGATCCGCGGTGGGCACGCCTATTACCTCGATGTTAATGGGCAGCTAAGGGCGATCACAAAGCACGATCGCGAAACTGTGCTGTCGCTGTTCGGTCACATGAACGAGCGGCTCTCTTATAGTTTTCCTCAGTGGAAAGAGAGCAAGGACGGTGGATTTGTCCGGAAACCGCGTGCCTTTGATCAGGCTGCAGCCGCCTGGGAAATGTACGCGGCCGCGTCAGAATGCGGGGTGTTCAATCCGGACAATGCTGTGCGTGGCGTCGGAGCTTGGACCGATGACGATGGCCAGCTGATTTATCACATGGGCGACAGTGTACTGGTCGGCGGAGAACCACAGCGGCCGGGGAGGATCGGTAAGAAAATCTATCCGGCATATCCGCCGATCCCGCACCCCGATGACAGCACCACACCCACTGATCCCGTGCCAGAGATCCTGCGTACGATCGAGACCTGGAACTGGGCTGCGCCAGATGTTCACCCGTTCATCACGCTTGGCATGGTCGGTGTACAGATGATGGGAGGGGCGCTGGACTGGCGGCCTACCTTCTGGCTTGTGGCCCCAGCAGGATCGGGCAAGTCCGAACTGCAAAAGATGATGAAATTGCTGCATGGTGACGACGGCATCGTTCAAACTACGGACGTCACCAAATCTGGTATCACCAGCAAGCTCGGCCAATCTAGCTTGCCCGTCGCCGTCGATGAGCTCGAACCCGGCGACGAACGATCGACGAAGGAACGGGACATTATTGCCCTGGCGAGGGTCGCGGCATCAGGCGGCGAATGGTTCCGAGGATCTGCAGACCAGACTGGGGTTGGTGGCAAGGTATACTCAGCGTTCTTCTTCAGCTCGATCCTGATACCCGGCGTGATGAAAACGCAGGACGTCCAGCGTCTGATCCGTCTTGAGCTGCGTCCGCTAAAGGCTGGAACAGCCAAGCTCAATATGCAGCCCCGCACATGGCGGGCGCGTGGTGCCCGTCTGAAGCGCATGTTGATCGAGCGCTGGCCGACATGGGCAGAGCGTATGGCAGCATGGCGTCATGCGCTTGAGCTTGCCAGTGTCACGGGTCGAGACGCGGATAACTGGGGCACGGTGCTTGCGATGGCTGACATGTGCAGCCAGGAGGATATCGCAACCGAGGATGTCATGGCCAGTTGGGCGGCCAAGATTGCTTTCATGGCCAACGCTGATCGTGAAGAAACTGTTAACGATGCAGATGCGATGCTGCTGCACCTCATGGGCCAGCAATATGATCCGTTCCGGCGGGGTCAGCAGTACAACATTGCCCAGTGGGTGATGACCGCCGCCAAACTACCCGGCGCACCCGACGGACTGCGCAATACCATGGGCGAAGACGACGGCGAAGTTGCCATGACGCGCGCCAGCGAGAAGGCCAATAGCATGTTGGCCAACGTCGGTCTTCGCGTTCAGGGGGCAGGCGAAAATGCCAACGTGTTCATCGCGAACCAGCAGATCCAGCAGCTGAAGGAACTGTTCAGAAACTCTGACTGGGCGGGAGGCGTCTGGAAGCAGTCAGCCTCGCGCGTACCTGGAGCCACACCGACCCCCAACCCCCTGACCTTGGCCGGAATACGCTCGCGCGGCTACCTGATGCCCGTAAAGTCGATCCCCGGTCTCACTGGCTTTCCAATGGACCGCGACCGCAACGCCACTGTTGTGGACGGTGCGCAAGCGCCCCACGGCAAACCTCTCCCCAATGATGTAGACGATTTTGGCTGATATGATGAAAGCGACATTCAACCCATTGATCTGCGGCGATTGTTTCCGCTTCACCCCGACCCGTTTGGATGCCATTATTACCATGCGAGAGGTGCCTGCGGCCATGGGTCAGGGGCACAACGGCGCACAAAACGGAAGTGCCAGCGTTGTGCCCTTTGTTGTGGGCAAAAACGCAATCAAAACATGGGCTTACTCTCTGCCCACAACGGTACAACGGAAAATCGAGACATACACACATGTGTGCACATGCGCATGCGCGCGCGTGAGAGCATGCCGTTTTTTCCGTTGTACCGTTGTGTCTCTATCTTATGTCATTGAAAGATATAAAGAAAAGGCCACAACAGCCCCCACAACGCTAGTCCTAAAGTGCCAAAAAGCGTTGTGCCTACCGTTGTGGGCTGTCTCTAACCCCTTGGAAATCAATAAAAAAGGGGGTTTTGAGCGTGGCTAAAGCGAAAAATACCTTCGAAGTGATGGCTGCGGATGCGGCTGTGCGTCTGCGCAAGATGCACGACGCGGGTCAGCAGCTGACCTTCCTGCCTGATGAGGCCGGCAGCGTGGTGGATGCGGTCGAGGACAAGGCACCTGGGCGTCCGAAGGGTGCCAAGGGCAAGGTCAACAACCAGATGCGCGATTGGCTGGCGGCCAAAGGCTACGCCATGCCCGAGGATGTTCTGGCGCAGATGGCTGGGCTGGCCAACGGTGGCGATGCGATGATGGCTGCCCTAGAGCGCACCGAGATGGTGCTGGCTTGGGCATATGACGGTGCCACCACAAAGGTCAAAGGCGGCGGCACAAAGCCTGCGGTGCCGTCCGGTGGCCAGCGGCTGGCCGTGTTCATGCAGATCTACACGATCCAGCTGCGGGCAGCGGATGCCTTGCTGCCTTACGGCGCGCCGAAGGCGACACCGGACGTCAGCGTACAGCAGTCGGTCTACGTCAACGTGCCATCGGCCCCAGCGGCTGGCCAGCCGGGCGACAATGCCCGCGTCGTGAGTGGGTCGCGCAGCGGTCGGATGGTGCCTGCGGATGTCGCCTATGAAAACAAGCAAAATCAAGACGTTAGGGATTCGGAAAACTCCAAGTCGGACAAAGGAAGTCGGACGGAATGAATAAGCGATTGAAAAACATAGGCAAAAATCCTGTCGTCACACTGATTGGAAATCAGTTGGCATTCGCAGGTTTTGCCCGCTGCCTGCGTTTGGCCGATCGGGCCGCGACCCCCCGGGGGGCCTCCCCGCGCGGTTTCTCTATGACCCTCTTTCCGACCCCATTCTGCCTTTTGGCCATGCCGGAGGTTTCAGAATGAGCGCGAAATCTGGATGTGATCAATGGGGTCGGGGGGTGGTGCTTTCCCCAGCCCATGAAGGGTCAGGGGGAAAAGGGCCTCAATCGGGCGCAAAGCGCGAGCTGACAGATGAAGAATATGCCGCCCTGACAGGGCGAGCGGCGAAAGAGGCAATTGACAGCCTAGAGGGCGATTTCGCCACTGGCAACCTGCCAGATGTGGACGCGGTCACTTTTCCGGGCCCCATCGCTGAAAACTTCTATTGGTCGAACGCAGACGTCTGCGGCATTCAGGGGCCGGTCGGATCCGGCAAGACCACCACGCTGATGAAATCGCGCCTGCGCCGTGCGATCGAGATGCCGCGATCCAATGTCGACGGCGTGCGGCGCTACAAGGTGCTGTTCATCCGCGAAACCTACCGCCAGCTGTGGTCAACATCGATCCCGTCGTATCTTGAGACGTTCCCGAAGGAGCTGGGCAAATGGTCGGGCGGTCGCGGCGATCCGGTGACCCATATCATCCACTTCGAAGATGACCATGGCCCGATCGAGTTCGTGGCCGAGTTCATGGCCTTCGGCGACGACATCGTCGCATCGATGCGCGGCGTCCAGACGACGGACATCGTGCTGAACGAAAGCGATACGATGCCGGTCGAGATCCTGACCGTGGGGATCGGGCGGATCGACCGTTGGCCCGCGCGGCAGCACTTTGAGGGTCTGCCCGTCCACCTGCGCGGCTATGGTCAGATCGTCGGTGACTTCAACGCCCCTGACGAAGACAACTGGACGTTCGGGGTGTTTCACGACGAAGAAAAGCGCCGGCTGCTGCTAGATGCACTTGCAAGCGACTTGCCCGAGGGCGCGAAGCAAATCCAGATCCTGTTTTTCAACCAGCCTGGCTACGGCCAGCCCGGCTGCGAGAACATGCAGAACCTGTCGCCAACCTATTACCAGCGTCAGATCGCGACCCAACGGCTCGCCGGGCGCGGCGATATGGTCGATCGGCTGGTTTACAACAAGGTTACCTATCTGCGCGTCGGCGATCCGGTCTGGAAGCGCGAATTCAATCAGCGTGTTCACGTCAGCGACACGCCCTTGTCGCTGATCCATGGGCAGCCGTTGCGCATCGGGCTTGACCAAGGCTTCAAGGGGGCGGCCGTCATCGCGCAATGCGATGAAAGCTACCGCTGGCGCATCTATGCCGAGCTGCACTTTCCTGAAGAACGCCTGATGGCGGCCGTGTTCGGCAACCGGCTTGCAGATCTGCTGGAAGGCACGCGGTTCAATGGCTACCGGGTCGAAGCGGGCTGGGGCGACATGGCCGGTGAGCATGGCGCGTCCCAGGCGGCGGATGAAAACGCGACATGGAACCTGATGGTCGGTAAGGCGGCGGGTTTCTTCATCCGGCCACAGCGGATCGGGACCAACCGCATCCAGCCCCGTCTTGAGGCTGTGCGCGCCGCCTTGGAAGCGCCGCTGACCCGTGGTGAACCGGGCCTGCTGATTGACCCGAGCTGTCGTTTCCTGATCCGTGGTTTTGCTGCCCGGTACGTCTGGACCGAAGAGATCAACAAGAGCGGCGACAAGCGCAAGGTGCCCGACAAGTCGTACACCGAAGCCAACGTTCACGATGCGCTGCAGTACCTGCTGCTGAGCGAACACAAGGCGGATGGCACAAGCCCCTACGCCCACAGAATGCCCGACAACGATAAGCGCGGCCGCATGGGCCACAATGGAGGGCCGTCCCTGTCGGGGAATGATGCCGGCCTGAAAACTGGTTGGGACATCACCAACCCATACGGAGCCTGAAAACATGACGGAAATTCACTATGGAACGAAGCAGATCCTTGCCACAGCAATGACGCGCCAAGCGTACAACGACTATCGCGGTTGGACCCTGCCAGCCGATGAAGACGGAAATGACCCAGGCTACCTGGTCGAATACGTCGATGGCGGGGCATCAAACCATCCAGATCACGCTGGATACATCAGCTGGTCGCCCAAGGACGTGTTCGATCGTGCCTACAAAGCTTCAGGCCAGATGAACTTCGGTCACGCGATCGAGGCAATGAAATCGGGCGCAAAGGTCGCGCGATCCGGCTGGAACGGCAAGGGCATGTGGCTCGCGCTGCAAGTCGGCTCAACCATTTCAATAGATCAAGCGCGGGGAGGTGCAGCAATGATGCGAGCACGAGAGCTTACAACCCGCGACGACATCGAAATCCTGCCTCACATCGACATGCGTGCCGCTGACGGCTCGATCGTCGTGGGCTGGCTTGCCTCGCAAACCGACATGCTCGCCGACCACTGGGCGATCGTCTGACACCCCAACCACAACCCTGAAACCAACCAAAAGGAAACGACCATGACTGACAAAGCCAAATCGAGCGTCAAGGATGACGCGAACAAGGACGCCTCAAAGGCGAAAGAAACCACTGCGACGGAGCAGGTGAACGCCGGCGCAACCAGCGATGACAAAGCGGCGCAGCCTCCCAAAGGTGGCCTGGAAAAAACGTCGATCGATAAGGGCAATGATACGATCGACGCCGGTACCGGCGAAAACACCATCCCAGAAGCCGAGGGCACCGAAGGTGAAACCGCAGCAGCGACACTCGATACGGTCAAGATCAAACAGCTGATCGACCAGATCGAGAATGCGGGCGGGCAATCGCCTTTGGATCTGGCCAATCGTCTGATGCAGGAAGAAGGGCTCAAGCCCTTGGACTGCGACGATGACCGGAAAATGATCACTATGGCGGGCGTTCGCTGCCGTGCGACCGACCGTCCCGGCCCAACCCTGCAGAACTGGTGCAACGCCGCGCGTCGCGCCTTGCTGAAAGCCGCCTAACCATGGCGCAGTTACCACCCGTGCAGGCCAAACCCTACAGCGATCACGGCGTTATGGCCGTTCTGTCCAGGCTTGATCACAGTGATCAGGCCGAAGCCGATCATGCGCGCGGCAGGCCGTCGTCGCATCTGCAGCTTTTTGCGGACTGGCGCGCTGTAGAGCCTGCGCGGTTAGTGTCGCTGGTGCTTTGTGCTGGCTCAGAAGCAGCCCCGATCCCGTTCGCGGTGCTGGGGCTGTCAAACACCGGGCAGGCGGGCGTGGCATCCGCTGCGCTGCTGGCCCGGGACCATATCAAATTCAAGCGCCACCTGATGGCGACCTGTCTTTTGATCCGTGACCGCATGCCTGCCTTCTGCATCGAAAGCGGGATCCACCGCATCGAGGCGCGCACCTGGGGAGGGCACCCCCGGGCCAGCCTCTTTTTGCGTGCATGCGGTTTTGCCTTTGAAACTGACCTGCACGGCTGCGGTCGTGACGGTCGCGTCGTCTTTCGTCAATTCGCCTGGACCAATCCAAACATCAGATAGGACCACAACTATGTGCTTTGAAAAGCCAAAAATACCTACCATCGCAGCCCCACAGATCGCGGCAATGGACAATCGAGAGGCGACCCAGCAGGGCGACATCGAGGCGCGTTTGCGCAAGCGGCGCGCAGGCGCAGCTGCAAACGTGCTGACCAGCGCGATCGGGATCCCGTCCACCGGCAAACTGGGGAAACCAGCATGAAACAGGACGTCGTGATTGAAAACGATCCGCGTGCGATCGAGGCCATGCGCCGCTGGGACGAGCTGAAGACCCGGCGCACCTGCTACGAGCAGGACTGGGAGGACATCGCAGGCCTCATGCGGCCACAGCGCGGCGGCTTCGGCCTCTATGACCACAAGCGCCGGGAGCAGGTCAAACCGCTATCCAGTGATCCGGCCCTTGCCCTGGGCAGCTTTGCCGCGGGCATCTATTCCAGCCTGACCAACCCGGCAAACCGCTGGGGCGGGTTCGAAACGCCGGACGAAGATCTGAACAAATGGCGGCCCATGGCGGAATGGAACGACCACGTCACCAACCGTGTGCTGGCCAGCTTCAGCCCGGCCGTGTCCGGCTTCTATGGCGCCACGTTTCAGGCCTATTCCGACCTTGCGGGTTTTGGCAACGCGGCGGGCTATGACCAGATCGACACCAAAAACCGCAAGTTTATCGATGTGACCATGTCGCTGGCCGAAGTGGTCGTTGACATCGATGCGCACGGACGGGTGACCGAAATGGTACGCAAGTTCACCCTGAAGCCGCGTGCGGCCGTGCGCGAATATGGCGAAGGATCCCTGCCGAAAAAGATCGTCGATATGGCGAATGAAGGTAAAAGCGGTGATCTGGTGTTTTACTACCACGTCGTCGCCAATGATCAGTTCGTCAAAGGCAAGCTGGGGCCGCGCGGCAAGCCGTGGCTGGCGGTCACCGCCTGCGAGGATGATAAAGCCCTGGTCAAAATGGGCGGGCATGACGACATGCCGGTCTATTACCCCCGCTGGGACGTAGACAGCGGCATGACCTATGGCACCGGACCGGGCATGATCGCCCTGCCATCGGCGCGGACCCACAACCTGATGGACGCGGCGACGATCCGGGCGGCGCAACACGCGGCGGATCCGACCAAATTGGCACCCGATCGGCAGGCGATCCCGCTGAACGGTACTTTCCGCCCGGGATCGGTGGTCTATGGCGCGGTCGATATGCGCGGCAATCCCCTGATCCGAAACATGGAACATGCCACCAATATCGGCCTGACCATGGAAGAAAAACGCGCGAAAAGCGAGGCTGTCAAAGAGGCGTTTCACTATTCGGTCATGTCTTTGACGGGGCGGACGGGCGTCACCGAGGAAGAAACCCGCATTCAGGAAGAGGCGCGGCTGCGCAACTGGGCACCCCATGCCGATCGCATCATGGAGGAATACGCGGCGCGCAAATTTGAGCGCCGGTTCCGTTTGCTATGGCGCGCTGGCCAGCTGCGGCCACCGCCACCCGAAGCAGCGGGCCAGCCCTTGCGCGTCCGGTACCAGTCGTCTGCAGCGATGGCGATGCGCGCGCGGGAAGGTGCCGCTGTTCGCCAGTTCATCGGCGACATGGGGCCACTGGCCCAGATGAACCCGCGATACCTCGATCGTCTGGATCCCGACGCAATCGCCGAGGCGTTGCACGACGCCAGCCCATCGCTGCCCGCGCGCATTTTGCGGTCGCGCGACGATGCGGACGAGTTGGCACGAGCGCGTGCCGAACAGCAGGCGCAAGCGCAGCAAATGCAGATGATGGAGCAAGCCGGGGGCGTCGCCAAGGATCTTGGCATCACCCTGGATGCAGGTGGCCCGCAATGATCTGGGACCGCATTTCCATCATCCGCAGCTTTTTCGGGCAGGGCGAACAAGGAACACCGCAAGCCCGCGCCCAGGATGCAGCAGCTGCAGAGGTCGCGGCGCGTTGGCAGAAGGCGTTCAACCGCGATCCGCAGCTTGCCGAAGATCTGATCCGCCAATCGGGGCTGCTGGCCCTGCAGCCGGTCAATATGACTGATGGCTATCCCCAGCCAGCCCCGATCGACCCGCAACGGCTCGCCTATGAGGCCGGCCGTCGCGATCTTGCCCTGCTGCTGCTGTCGCAGGGGCACATTGCCCACTTTGAACTGAACCAACTTATGGAGAGCTTGGATGTACGTTGAATTTTTTCTCAAACCGTTGATCTGTTTCGCGCCAGCCGATGATGGCGGCGCTGGTGGTGAAGGGGCCGATACCGTCGCCGGAAACGCGGGTGCCGACACGATGGAGAGCGGCGCGGGTGCCGACACGCTGGAAACCGGTGCTGGAGCGGATACCCTCGCCGCAAGTTCCGCCAAATGGTGGGAAGACGCCAAGTTTAACGATCATCGGGATCTGCTGGTGTCCAAGGGTCTGACCCTTGACGACAAGGACGAGGTGATTGCCCGGCTGGCCAAGGGCGAGAAAGCCGCGCAGATGAAGCTGGGCAAGCCCGCTGACCAGTTGCTGACCAAGCCCGGCAAGGATGAAAGCGTGGCTGACTGGCTGAAGGCCAATGGTTCCACCTTCGGGATCCCCGAGAGTGCTGACAAGTACGACGTTCAGCGGCCCGAAAGCTGGCCCAAGGATGCGCCCTGGAATGAAGCCCTGGAAGGCAAGGTGCGTGAAATTGCGTTCGCCAGCGGCATGGGAAACGACGCGGTCAACGCGATGGTTGGGCTCTATGCCGAAAACATCATGGCCCTGGACAAGCAGGCGGCTGACGATTTTCAGAAGGGCAGCGCCGAGATGATGACCGCGCTGGAAAAGGACTGGGGTGAACAGACCCAAGCCAAGCTGACCCTTGCCAGCCAGGCCGCGTCTGTCGTTGCCGAAAAGGCTGGCCTTGACGCGACGGCGATGGAAAACCTTGCTGCTGCCCTCAAGCCCAAGATCGGCGACGCGGGCACCATGCGCGTCTTTGCGGCGATCGGCGAAATGATGGGCGATGACCAGATGATCATGGGCGATGGCGGGGTGAACCTGAACACGACCCCTGCAGAAGCCCGCGCGAAGCTGAGCCAACTTCAGGGCACTGGCGGTGAATATTACCAGGCTACGCAGAAAAAGGATCGGGAGGCTATCAAGCGCCTGCAGCCCGAAATCGACCGGCTGACCAAGATCGCGGCCGGTTAAGCCCAGCAACCCACAGGAACGGGGTTTCGGCCCCGTCCTGATCAAGCCGGATGCCTTTATGCCGAGAAAGAAAGCCAGACCCGGCACAAAGAAAAAGGCCGAAAAACGACTGGCCCGGATCGATGGCAAGGCGAAGCCGCAGCGCCGGATCGCAATCATCGGCTAACATGGCATCGTATCTAGCCAAAATTATAAGGCCTTATGTATCAAACGCACCAATCTCGCGGGGTGCGGTCATTATTAGGACTCCACAAGAGCCACCGCACGCGCCATGGTTGCAACCATGCGAATCTTTTTTGCCATATATGCAGGAGTTCTTGCGCTTAGATTTATCGGCGGAATTTATTTCTTTTTTCTCTCAGTCACCACAGCCCCAGAAGACACTTCTGAACTTTTTGTTGAAGGGCGAGAAGTGATGGAATGGCTCAATAACAATCTGGTTTTAGATTTGACGTTGCTGGTTATCGGTCTTGCGGGTCTCTGTCTGGCGTTTGGGTGGGGCAATTGGAAACATGCGTTTCACAGATATTTTGCACGCCAAAAGCTTGAAAGGCTATCCATTGAAGCAAAGCGAGTAGCCGAAGATATTGCCAATACAATATCACAAGAACGTTCTCGGAGAGATGCAGACATGGCGCGTAATTTTGAGGCCAGAACGAAAGGTGGACAATTCCTGAGAGATACATTCAGTCAAGATCAAAGGTATCTTGCGAAACACATGATGGAATCTGCTTCCATCATCAGAAGGCTGGATGAGGTTGGGTATTGGCGTCCGAATGAATTCGACGATGAAATCGGAATAGCAGGGGCGACGGGCTTCGCCGCCGAGGCGACATGCAAGGAGTTATTTACCGCCTCAGATAGGATTACTTCCGACTTGAAAGACGGTATCATATCCTTACTGAGTCAACCCCAATTGCCTGAAGAGAGTGCAAAAGGAAAGCGGCGCTAAATTTACCACGTGAAAGCTTGTTTCTGACATTCGGCTATCTGTCGCCGATCATCCCCGCAGGTTGGGCGTAGGTTACACCCTGGCGCTGATCTAACAATGACGGTCTCGTGGATCGCTACTTCCCTTATTGTGGAGGCAAGTTCAAAGCCTTCTTTGTCCCGCCCCGAAATCTTAAGCTGATCCAGAAAAAGAGCCAACAACACCACATCTGGCGTTTTTTCTTGACAGACAGCGAAATATCGCGATGACATCTATTTACGACGGGTGCCATCGCGATGCGATGTCCGTCTGATCAGGGACAATCCCCTGCGCCCATGCAGCGACATGCACAGGTCTGGTCCGGCTCCGCCCGGGTGCCCACTCCGAAATCTCACCAAGTAACGTTGATTTTTCGCAGGAGAGGGCACATGTCCTACGCGCAATTGGTGGAAGCCCACCACAAACTGTCCTACACCAACAACGTCAAAATGGTCGCGCAACAGGTTCAAAACCCGCTGCGTAATGCCGTGACGATGGTCCCCGCAGACGGCGAGGCGCAAGACGCCGCAGATCTGCTGGGCAAAAAAGACTACATCGAGGGCGAGGATTACTCCCGCCGCAACCCCGACAACCCAACCCAGCGCAGCCGTCGCTGGCTGGTCCGCCCGACCGTCATCGAAGATGGCGAATACATCGACAAGGAAACCAAGTTCGATGCGGCAATGGATCCCACATCGGCGCTGGTGCGAAACTCGGTCATGGCCGTTGAGCGTGGTGTCTTCGATCGTATTCTGGGCATTCGCAAAACCAGCTCGGGCTTTGTCGCATCCGGTGGCGGCATCATGGGCCGCGCGATCGAGGGCAAGCGCCCTGGTGGTGCCCCGATCCCATTGCCCGGTGCCAACTACATCGCCGCTGACCTGGGCTCGGCCGGGACACCCTACGGGCTGGGGCTGGCTAAGATCCGCGCCGCTTGCGAGGCGATGGAGCTGGAAGACTTCGGCCTTGAAACCGACGACGAGATCTACGGTCTGATCACTCCCAGGCAAAAGACCGACCTGATCAATCTGGCGGTCGAGACGGGCAAGAACCTGAACCCCTTCGAGGTCGAGAACATCCGCAACGGCAAACCCGGCATGTTGCTGGGCGTCAACTGGCTGTTTTCCAACCGCGTTCCCAAAAACAGCAGCGGCCAGCGTCTGATCCCCTTGTGGTCCAAGGCGAACGTCGCCGCCGGTGTCTGGCAGGATGTCGAGGGCCAAATGTGGAATGATACGTCGGCGAAAAACATGCCGTACATCCACACCGACGCCTACATCGATGCAGTCCGCATCGAAGACGTCGGCGTGCGCATCATCCCCTGCGCCGAAGCCTGATCCTGATCCCAGACGGGGCAGGATCGCTGCCCCGTTGATCCCCCAAATTCTGACAGAAGGAAATGAGACATGGCCGTCGAAAATGGCTCCTCTGATCTGATCCATGATTTCTATGACATGGACGACTATCCCGCTGATCCCGTCCAGGCGCGCGGGCGTCTGGTGATCGCAACCGGCACCGTCGCCAACGCAGCTACTGACAGTAACCTGTCGAAGTATCACCTGGTCGATCTGCCCTCCAACTGCATCCTGCACTTCGACACGTTCTTTGACGTCGCTGCTGACGGCTTTGCGCAAATCGTGATCGGCACTGAAACCGACACCGACGCGCTGGTCGATGTCTTAAAATCCGCCGGCGCTTTGCACAGCCCGATCGCAAAGGGTGACGCGAACCACGGCAAGCGCCTGTGGGAAGTGCTGGGCCTTGCGAAAGATCCTGGCGGCAATATCGGCCTGTGGAAACACGCCGAAGCAGACGCAACCGCCGCTGGCAGCATGCCGTTCCAGATCCACTATATCACGGCCTGATCCGGCCCGCGTGACATTTGGCGGGGCGGTTTTGATCGCCCCGCCTGTTTCCCAAAGAGGCACCCATGGCCACACCCATCGCGACAGCAAACATTGTTCGGCAGGCCTTCCGCTTCATGGAAGTGACGCCCCCCAGTTCGCTGGCCGATAGTTCCGATGCTGCCAGCGATGCGAACGAACAATATCCGATCGCGCTGAACATGTGCCTTGAGCAGGAAGATTTCAGCTTTGCCCGCCGCTTTGCCGCGCTGACACGGGCGAACACGCCGGAAGGGTTTAGTGCGGATCCAGAACTGCCATACTTCTACCCGCTGCCAGCTAAACTTCTGAAGCTGCGCAAGGTCATCACCAAGAATGTCAAATGGCGGATCGATGGCATCTACCTGTTGTCGGACAGCGATGGCGGCATCAGCATCCGGTACACAAAAGAGATTACCGATGAAATGCGGGTGCCTGCGACGTTTCAGACGGCCGTCAGCTACCAGCTCGCCAACTTTTTGGCCCCCACGTATGTCGGATCCCGTACCAAGCGCGCGGATCTGACGTCGGACGGTGCGAATGCCCTACGTCTGGCGATCGACAATGACGCCGTGTCCGCAAGCGCCGCCCGCTGGGATGGCCAGGATGATCAGGGTGACTGGGCCTGCGAGGCGACGCGATGACCAGATCACGCACGCCGCAATACTCATTTTCGAGCGGTGAAATCTCGCCCTTGCTCTGGTCGCGGCCAGACTACCAGCGCAACCAGACCGGCATGCGAAAGCTGAACGGTTTTATCCCCTTGCGCCAAGGCGGTTTTACCCGTGCGCCTGGCACAATTTTTCGCGGCTACACGCGCAACAATGCCAAGGCCCGGTTGATCGACTTTGAATTTGCGGAGAACGATGCGCTGACTTTGGAGTTCACGGCGTCGCGTATGCGCGTCTGGCGCTATGGCGATTTGGTCGAAAGCGACGGATCCCCGTTCGAACTGGAAACGCCCTATGACGAAGCTGCATTGGACAATCTTCAATGGGTCCAGTCGGCGGACGTGATCTATATTTGCGACGGCACACAGCCGATCCAAAAGCTGTCGCGCTTTGCCCTGGAGAACTGGACGATCGCGCCGCTGCAGCTGGATGCCGGCCCATTTCGCATTCAGAACCTCGAAGAAGAAAAAACGATCCAGTGCTCGAGCGTGTTCGGTGAGATCGCCGCATGGGGGGCAAATCAATTCTTGACCATTGGTAGCAAGCGCCGGGCGGGTACGCGGGTCTATGAATTTATGGGGCTTGATGGAGTTTTTGATCGCACGGACGGATCTGCCGGCCCCAATGCGCCCACGCATGAAGCGGGTGAAGAAGGATACTCTTGGGAAGACAGCGGCGGAGATACACAGACTGCATATTGGCAATATCTCTATTCCACCCCGGCAACCGGCACGGTCAATCTGACGTCGAATACAAACCTGTTCACGCCGGACCACGTCGGCACATTGTTCCGCCTGCAGCCGACCGACCTTAAGGACATTGCGCTGTGGACAGGGAATACGCCAATCTCGATTGGCGAAAAGATGCGCTATGCCGACAACATCTATGAGCTGACCGGTGGCAACAATACCGGCGTAAACCCCCCGATACACCTACAGGGCGAGCAACTGCTGAACAAGGAGCAGGGCACCCGCTGGCTCTTTGTCAGCGACCTGGTTGGCGTGGTTCGGATCAAGACGGTCACTGGCGAAACCGCCGCCACTGCAGACGTCTTGAGCGAAATCCCGAGCCCTGTCATCGATCAGCCGACCTACCGTTGGTCCGAGGGTGCATGGTCCGAAATCTATGGCTATCCCAAAAGCATCGAAATCTACGATCAAAGCCTGTTTGCCGCCTTCACGCCGACCGACCCACGCGGTGTCTGGGCGTCAACGCTTGGCGATTTTCAGGATTTCGAGCCAAGCGTAGAAGCTGACGGTTCGTTTGCCTACACGATCTCTGGCAGCGATAGCCAAAATTCAGGCACATGGCTGCGCCGCGCGCGCCGTGGAATCTTTATCGGGGCCTTGGGCGAAGTCATCCGGGGCTTTTCCAACGCCAGCGGGCAGCGCATCGGCCCTACGACTTTTGATACTTCGGTGGAATCAACGGACGGTTCGCGACCAATCCGTCCCATCAATCCTTATGGCTATCCAGTTTTCGTCACCAAGGACGGCACCCGCATCGAAGAAATCCGCTACAGCTTTGAAGAGGATGGCGGCAAGCCAGTAGAACTGTCGTTGCCTTCCCAACATCTGGGCGCGCCCGGTTTCGAGGAATTGGCCTGGCAATCGGCTCCGCAACGTCTTGCGTGGATCCGCCGAGGCAATGGTGACCTTGCCGTCATGCTCTATGATCCGGACGAACAGGTGCTTGGCTGGGCGCGCTGTTCAGTCGCCGGGGGATTTGTTGAAGCGGTGTCGGTGTCCACGAGTGCGGACAGCAAGAACGACATCCTGACGATGGTGGTGCGCCGGGTCATCAACGGTGAAACGGTACGGATGATCGAAGAACAAGCCGTGGTGTTTGGGATCGTTGCTGGCGATCAGCCGATCAGTGATGCCATCCACTTCTTTTCGGCAAGCCGGTTCGACCTGGAAGTCGCAACGGATACGTTCTCCGTGCCGCATCTGGTCGGCCAGTCGGTTTATGCCTGGACGAACGCCGGCCAATATGGGCCATACACCGTGCCGACATCGGGCGACGTGAAACTTGAAGCCCCTGTGACAAAGGCTTCAATCGGTCTATTCGACGACACCCATGAAGGCGAGCTGCTGGATATTCCGGCACCGGCGCGGGATGGATCCTCGATCGGGCGCAAGAAAAGACTTCAAGCAGGTTCCGGCATTGTTCTTCTGAAAACAGCGGCTGGCAACGTCCAGTCCGTTGAGCGGATTTTCAAAAGAGATGCCGACTACAGCAAACCGCAAGAGTTGGTACCGCTGGGGATCGCAGCTGACATTACCACGGCCTACGATGGCACCACCCGCCTTGGTGTCACGACTGGATATGCCGACGAGGTGTCCATGCGCTTCACGCCTCACGGCGGGGCCCCAATGACCATCGGCGCGATCATCCCCAATATCGAGGAGGCGAACGCCTGATGTGTGAAATCATCACAACAGCACTCATGGCGGCGTTTGCGGGTGGCGGTGCGACAGCTGCAGGTGCCACGGCAACCGCTGCGACCGCCGGTGCCGGCCTTGCCAATATAGGTACGCTGCTGGCGATCGGGGGAACCCTGTATCAAGGCATTTCTGCCAACCAAGCGGCCAAGCAGAATGTGGCCTTGATTGAGCAGCAGAAAAAAACCGAAGCCCAGCTGACAGCAGTCAAGGATCAGCGCGAACGTTTGCGCTTTGCGTCCTCGATCTCGCAGCAATCAGCCGAGCTTGCCGGGCGGGGTGTGAACCTGAACAGCCCGACGGCGGTCTTGCTGGGTCAGACCGCAGCACAGGAGATGGCTTTCAACTCGCAATCGATCCGGAGCGGCGGGCAGGCCCGACAGGGCGAGCTGACAGGCGAACAGCTGATAACCTCCTCGAGGGGACGGAACGCGCTGCTGAAAGGCGGCTTTTCAGCAGCTGGTAGTTTCCTGACGAAAGCGCCCGATATGTGGCCGGCGTTGGGCGCATGACGCTCACGGTCCCCAAAGCTGGCAGCGATGCCGGCCGCGCCGCACAGGTTCGGGTCGAAGCACCGCAGACCGGTGACATCGTCGCCCGGTTTGGTGAAGTCGCCCAGCAAATCGGCACCGCGGTGGAAACCGACTATCTGTCGCGTGAAGCGCAGCGGTTCCAAACCGACTTGACCGCTGACATGAACGATCTGCGATTGCAGGTATCGCAGATCGGTGATCCGGACGCGGCTGACTACGCCTGGCAGCAAGGTGTCGAAGGCCTGAAAAACTCCTACATCACCGGGCAAACCGACGATGGTCGGCCCCGCGTCAGCAAAAAGAACGAGGAGCGGTTCGGGCTTACGTTCGATGAGCTGAACAGCCGCAACACGTTTTCACTGGGCAAGCAAACATTGGCTGCCCGCCAGTCGCAGCGTGAGGCTGACTTCATCAGGTATTCGCAGGTTGCGACGCAGCAAGGTGCTGTCAGCGATCCGGAGATGCGCGCAACGCTGCTAGGGCAGGGCTACGACAAAATCGATGACATGGTCGCGCAAGGCGTCATCGATGCAGCTGAAGGTGAGCGCCGGAAGATTGGCCTGACCGAGAATGTCGATAACGCCCGCGCGATCGACATGGTGTCGACCAATCCTGAAGCATTTCTGGCAGCCAGCGAAAGTGGCGACTTCGGCGGTTTACCGGCTGACGTCCAAGCCCGGTACCGCGTCCAGGCGCAGGGCAATATCGACCGCCGCGAGGCAGCTGCCCTGACCGAGGCGGACAAGGCTGCAAAGGCGCAGGCCAAGGTGGTGTCTGATCGCTTGGAAAGCATTCGTGATGTGCGCGCCGGTGGTATGAAATCCGTCGATGAAGCATGGCTGGCGAGCGACGAAGCCAAATCTTCGCCCGACTATCCCGAAACGATGGCAGCTCTATCCCTCTCGAATGATGAGCCGCGCCTTGCGCAGATGACGCCGGCGGAGATCGAGGCGATGATCGCCGGAGAAGAGGCGCGGCCGGTCAAGCACAAGTACCAGACCGAGCGCGTGAAAGTCCTGCGCGACCTGAAAGAGACCGCGCAAAAGGCCTGGGAAAAAGACCAGGTCGCATATGCGCAGGAGGTTGGCCTTTACGTGCCGGATCTGCCCGACTTTGATCCTGCAGATCCCGCCACTTTTGGGAAAGCCCTGCGCGACCGCCAGGCGGCGGCGCAAACCCGCGTCGAAGAGGGTTATGTCAAGCGCGCGGATGCGCTGTCTGAAGCGGAACGTACCGAAATCGAAACCCGGGCAAAATCGGATCAGCCGGTGACCGAACGTCTGGCCCTGGCTAAATCCCTTGCGATCGGATTTGGCGGATCTGCGCGGACGGAAGCGCAGCGGCTAAATGAAGATCCTGTCTTCGGCTGGGTCACCTCACTTGTGGCCAAGGGCCTGCCCGACAAGACGGCCCGCGAGATCCTCGCCGGTCAGACGAAGCTTGATCAGAAAACTGTCATCACACCTTCACGGGGGCAGGCGATCGAGGAATTCCACACGCAGACGGAAAACAACTTCCGCGATCTGCCGGGTATGACAGAAGCGGTGATTGGCGCTGCCATTGCCCACTACGCCGAAACCAACCCGACCGCCGATCCAGCGGAAATGGACGGCGAAGCATTTCAGCGGTCGGTGAACCTTGTCCTGGGGGCCACGCAAGGCCGCAACAACGATCTGACTGTTGGCGGTATTCAGCAAATCGACACCTCGTGGTTTGGGAAAGGCTATCTGCTACCCTTGCCCCCCGGCGTGGCTGCTGAAGATGTCGAAGCCGTCATCGGCACCGTCGAAGCAGATCTGCGAAACGCTGACATGAAGCGGCTTCAGGCGGCATCAATCGCTGGGGATCTGCCCGACTTCGAAGGCAGTGACCCTGCAGACATCTGGCAGGAAACCGAGCTTGTCCCGTTCTGGCCCGAGGGCGATCATTCGCCCGTCTACGTGCTGCAGCGAACCCGAAATGGACGCCCCACATATCTGGCAGGACAGAATGGCAGCGTGTTCAAGCTTGACCTGCAGAAACTGATCAGCGGGGCGTCACAATGACGATCCTGGTCGAAGAACCACAAAACCCCGAGGGCGTCACGGCCGCAACGCCGGAACTGTCCTTCGGCGAAAAGTTTTCCGCCGCTTGGGAAGAGGAGACAGTGCGGACGGATACCTGGGGATATGGCTCCCGTGTCAAGCTGGGCTACAAGCGCGAGATCTTCGACAGCCTGCCAAGTGAGGCCAAGCAGCGACTGGCTGCAGGCGAACAGCCGTTTGCGATCGATACTGACGCAGCGGATGCCGTATTGTTTGAAGAGGCGCAGAAAGCACGCAATGAGGCCCCGAACGAGTGGGTCGATCTGCCAACCAACCCCGACGAGCTCGAGGAGCGAACCCTGAAGCGTCGGCAGACGGAATTGCAGGAAGCGCAGGATCTTCTGGCGATCGATGGCGGCGGCGTTGCGGGCTTCGCCGGAGCCAGCGCAAGGGCGATGACAGACCCGCTGAGCCTTGCGATGCTGCCCTTGGGACTTGGTTCAGGCAGCCTGATGCGCTTGACCCTGTCTGAAGCGGTTCTGGGCGGCGCGAGTGAAGCCTTGTTGCTGCCCCGTGAATACCGCGTTGCTGAAGAACTGGGGATCGAGGATCCGAACCCGGTTGCCCGCATCGCACTTGGCGCGGGTCTTGGCGGTGGCTTCGCCCTTGGGATCGGCGGGGCAGCGCGCATGTTGTCCTACGGTACGTTGCGCCGTGAAGCGGCCAAAGAGGGGGGCAGGGCAGACCAGGCGGCGGATATTGACGCCGTCAACCAGGCCTATGAACAGCTGAGTGTGGGGCAGGATCTGGACGCTCCTGCCGCCCCGGCCGCGCCGTGGGCTCAGCCTGCGCCACCCAACTGGGACGCTATCAAGAACGGAATTTTCGTCGGTGAAAGCGGCGGCGATTACAACGCTCTTTTTGGGTATCAAAACAGATCTGGCGGGCGGTTTGCCAATGTGAAGCTCACCGAAATGACGGTCGATGATGCGATCGCGTTTTCCAACGTCAATGGTGAATACGGGCAATGGGTCAAAGGTCAGATCGGGCGTGTTGCCACACCAATGGGTGCCTACCAGATTGTGGGCACGACGCTGAAGCTTGCCAAGAAGGGGCTTGGTCTGACCGGCAAGGAGGTCATGACCGAGGATCTGCAGGATCAGCTGGGTATGTGGATCTACCGGCGCCAGGGAACGGGTGCTTGGGAAGGCTATCGCGGGCCGCGCAGCCAGCCGCCACGCATGGTAACAGGTGACGCGCCGGCACCGGAATTCACCGGCTACACCAGTCGTGGCTATACCGGCACGGGTCAGGTGGCCGTCGGGGACAATCTCCGCATCGATGTCGAATACCAGGTTGTCGACCTTGCCAGCCTGCGACAGGCATTTGGTGACCTGCAGCCGCGTGATCGCGCCCGGTCGGCGTCGGATGCCTGGGTAGCCGACACAGCCGCGCGTCTGGATCCTGCGCTGTTGATGCCGAGCCCAACGGCTGACCGGGGCGCACCGATCGTTGGCCTCGACAACATGATCGAAAGCGGGAACGGCCGCGCACGCGCGATCGGGCGTGCCTATGCCGAGAACCCCGATCGGGCCGCTGCCTATCGCCAGCAGATCGAACAGACGACAGGCCAGCCTATTCCTGAAGGCATGGCCGAACCTGTGCTGATCGCACGCCGTCAAACGGATCTGTCCAGCGCGGATCGTCGCCAGATGGTGGTTGAGGCCCAAGACAGCGGCGTTGCGCGCATGAACGCGACGGAGCGGGCGCAGGTCGGCCAGCGCGCGCTGACAGCGGATCTGATGGCCCGCTATGTGCCCGGCCGCAAATTCAGCTCAGCTGAAAACCGCGACTTTGCCAGGGCTTTTTCCGGATCCTTTCCAAGATCCGAACGCAATGCCTTCTTTGACAAGGATGGCGCACTGTCGATCGACGGCGTCCGTCAGCTGAATGATGCTGTTTTTGCCCGCGCGTTCGATGCCCCGGACATTCTGGCTCGCTATGTCGAAACCGAGCCAGGCGAATTGCGCAGCCTGCTGGATGCTCTGTCCGAAGCGGCCCCCGACATCGCCTTGCTGCGGGCCGAGATCGAGGCTGGCAACGTGCGGCCGGAAATGGACATCACGCCGTTCATTCTGGACGCGGCTCGCCTGATCATGTCGGCACGGGATCTGGCGGCGAAAGAAGGCAGCACAGGCGCCAAGGTGGTCGCAGAGATGCTGGACGACATCGATCTGCTTGATGGCGCTGTAGCCCCGCTGACGCAGGCGCTGGTGCGTCATCTTATGCCGGGCGGCAAGCAGGTTCCTGCAGCCAAGGTCAGCGCCTTCCTGAAGCGCTACGTGGACGAGGCGCGCAAGGCGGGTCGTACGGGCGATGCACTGTTTGAACAGCCCGGTCCGCTGGACGTCCTGAAAGCGATCGACAGCCGCGCCTTTGGCGACCTGGTGGAAACCGGCATGGCGCGGATTGCAGATCCTGCGACGCCGTCGATTGATACCGAAGTGATCCCGGACGGTGCGTTTTCCACGGGGGCGGCATCGCCTGAAGCGCAGGCGGCTGACGATCTCGCCTTCGACCAGCTGGTTGAAGCGCAACGATCGGCAATCCGCGCCAACGCATCCGCCCTGGGGGACGTCGCCGCCGACATGGAATTCGCGATCGAGGGCGGCGAGGTCATCACCTTGCGCGATTTTCTGGAAGATTTGGACGCTGATGAAACGGCGCAAGCCGTCATCGATGCCTGTACACTTGGGGGGGCACGCTAATGGCGAACCTGCACGACTGCATTCAACGGGCGATGGATGCCAAAGAATTGGACACGACGCGCGGCCGCGCGATCCAGTCCGAATACGATCAGCTGGTGGCGCGGTACGAACAGGCGATGCCACGTCACCAAGCTGAAGCGACAGCCGCGGCCAATTTGAAAGAGGCAACTTCAAAGGCCCGGCTGTCGCGCAGACATAAGGTGCTGAACCAGCTGCAATCCATGCAGCGGATCCGCAACCTGGTTGAGACGTCCCATGACCCGCTGCGCGCAGTGCGCGCCCTGCTGGCCCATCAGGAAGGTTTCGCGTTCCAGGGCGAAAACGTCCAGGCGCTGAGCGACGCGATGATGCGATCGGTGAATGCCGGGCTTAACGACGTCATGCGCACCACAGGGCGCAATGTGTTTGGCAACAGCCGCGACAAGGTCATGCTCCGGGATCTGATGCGCGAGCTGCACACGCAGGATAGCAAGAACCCACGGGCTAAGGTCATGGCCGATGCTGTGCGCCACCAGCAGCGCCGCATGCGCCAGATGTTTAATGCCCACGGCGGAGACATCGGCGAGCTGGACGATTTCGGCGTGTCGCACAGCCACAATACTCCGCAGATCCGCAAGGCGCAGTTCAAGGGATGGTCAGAAGCCGTAGCGCCCAAGCTCGATTGGTCGCGGATCACAGATTTTAGAACCGGCAAGCCATTTGTGGCCACCGCCGGTGCTATGCCACGCAAGGGCGATGCAGATGCGTTCCTGAAGGACGTCTATGATGGCATCACGACGCGTGGCTGGGACACCCGCGAGCCGTCCCTGACCGTCGGGGGCAAGGCGCTTTACAACCGCCACGCCGAACACCGGGTGCTGCATTTCAAGGATGGCGATGCCTGGTTGGAGTACAACAAGGAATTCGGCACGTCAGACCCCTTCAGTGCGATGATCGGCGGCTTGCACGGCATGGCCCGCGAAGTGGCGCAGATGCGCGTTCTGGGGCCGAACCCGCGCATGGGGCTGGAATATGCTAGCCAGGTGGCGCGCAAAAAGCTTGAAATCGCAGGCGATGCGAAGATGCTGGCAAAAGCGGATCAGTCGGCAAGGCGCGCCCGCACGTTGCTGGCCCATGTCGATGGATCTGTGAGTGCTGCAGAAAGTGAATTTTGGGCCCGCTTTTTTGGTGGGGTAAGAAACACGCTGACAGCAACCCAGCTCGGGGCCGCAATCCTGTCGACGCCGACAGATCTGGTGACGATCAGCCATGCGGCCGCTGCCGTTGGCATGCGCCCGACCAACGTGCTGTCGAAGTCGATCCAGCTGATGTCCAGCAGCGCCACGCGCGAAACAGCCGCGCGCATGGGCTATGTCGCCGATACGCTTGCTGGGACAGGGCAGGCGGCTGCCCGCTTTACCGGCGACGTGATCTCTGGCGAATTCACTGGCCGGCTGTCTGATTTTGTCATGCGAGCATCCGGCCTGTCGTTCTGGACGGACATGAACCGCACTGCCTTCAAGATGGAGTTTTCGGGGTTCCTTGCCGACAACGCCGACCGCGTCTTTGCTGACATCGATGCGCCGCTGCGCAAGCTGTTCGAGCAGCGCGGGATCATGCCCGATGACTGGGATTTGCTGCGCGATGTGCAGACGCAGTTTGCTGCGCCTAACGGGGCCAACTTCATCACGCCGCAACACTGGCTTGAGCATCAGACCACATTGCCCCGTGTCGAAGCTGAAGGGCTGGCCATGCGCCTGCAGATGGCCATTGAAGAGCAAATGGAATTTGCCGTGCCGACAGCAAACGTTGAAATGCGGGCTCTGACGATCGGGGATAATGCGCCCGGCTCGTTCATGGGTGAGCTGGCCCGATCGGTCACCATGTATAAGTCGTTTGGCCTGTCCCTGTTTATCAACCAATATCGCCGGTTCATGTCCCTGCCAGCCCCGTTGGACAAGGCAAAATACGCGGCCACGATGTCAACCGGACTGCTGTTGATGGGCGGGGTGGCCATCCAGCTGAAGGAAATGGCCAAAGGCAACGATCCCCGGCCGATGAACACGCTCAAATTCTGGGGCGCGGCACAGATGCAGGGCGGTGGCTTCAGCATCTTCGGCGATTTCCTTGCGTCAGAGACGAACCGTTTTGGCGGGGGCTTGGCAGAAACGATCGCTGGTCCGGTCGTTGGCTTGATCAGCGACGTTGCCAAGCCGATCGGATCCAACGCAGTTCGCCTGGCACAAGGCAAAGACAGCCTGCTGGGCCGCGATGCCGCCAATTTCCTGCGCTACAACACGCCCGTCGCATCCAGCCTTTGGTATCAGCGCCTCGCCTTCGATCGCTTGGTCGCGGATCAGGTCCAGTCTTTTCTGGATCCCGAAGCCGAAACGCTCTGGAAAAAGCAGATGCGCAAAAAGGCCAAGGACTACGGCACGTCGACATTCTGGGATCGCGGCGCAGTTGCCCCATCCCGTCTTCCCAATCTTTCTAACGCAATAGGTGGATCATGACCCGCGAAGCACTAGCCATCACGCCAAGCTATCCGATCAACGGGGTCGGTCCCTATCAGTACAACAACCCCTACACACTTGGGACCTTGCGCGCTTTTGTTGAGCTTGACGATAAGCTGATCGCGCTCGCCACCGATGAGTATGTCGCTGATCCCCTCAGCAGCAATGCGTCGGGAAACATCGCGCTCACCACAGCAGCGGCGAGCGACTATGATGGTGGTACGCTTTACATTTTGCGGCAGACTGACATCGAGCAAGGTTTTTCGGGTCAGTCTGCACGCGAAAATGGTTTGGCCGCGCAGCTCGACTGGATGACGGAGGCAATCCAGGACACGGCGCGTGAAGTCAGACGGTCGCTGCGCTCGACCAGCGTAATTGAGCCAGGAGTTATCAAAGCAGGGCGGACAATAATGTTCGACGAAAATTTGAACATGGTCCCTGGTCCGACAAGTGTTGAACTCGAGAATGTAGTTTTGAACGCAGAAGCGTCAGTTAACGCTGCTGCCGTGGCGGTTGGGGCGGCGGCAGCTTCCAAGGAAAACGCGAACAAGTCGACGTCTCAAGCGGTGATATCGACTACACAGGCTGGAGTGGCCGTCACAGCGGCATCCGAGGCAACCCTTGCGGCGATCGCGGCAGGCGCGAACCTTGTCACATCACTGACTGATCCCATCCCTGCCAATGGCAGCATTGAGCTGCTGCAAACTGGTGCAGGCACGCAAGTCCACGAGGTTCAGGCCGGAGCATGGGTTCAGATCGGCTGGCTTGGTGTTACTGTTTTTCCAACGATTGCAGCACTGTCGACAGCGTCGGGGTTCGTCAACCAGCAATATATTGATGTCAATGACGCGCTCAACGGCGGGATAGAGCAATTCAAGTATAAGGCGTTCAGCACCCTTCCCCCAGACGGCATATTCATCATTGACGCGGAGGGGATGGGCGACAATCCGGCTACGCGGGGGCGGTTCATCAGTCAGCGTAAGGTGTATGCGAATTGGAGTGAATTCGATGCTGATAATCGCGACCTTAATTCAGGGGTCTACCTTGCGGTGCAGGAAGTAGGTTTCTTCAAGACCGTAGAGGCGGGCGGGCTTGAACTTACTGGCGGGTTGCGCGTCCGCCCGATTGCTGAAAAAGGCGTGGTTTCAACGGCACAATTTGGCGTTCCTGACAGCACTACAGTGTCAGCAGTGGCACGCTTGAAGTTTGCAATCGAGTATGTTGCTGCGAACGGTCTTCGCCTTGTCGGTGTGTCGGGACAGACGCACCTGATTGATGGTGATATGACATGTGACTGCGCTGGCTCCAAACCGTCTGAAATCGACATGAATGGCGCGACCATTCTTTACGAGAACGACGGAACAAACCTGACAATCGAAGGCGCGGTTCAGAAGGCAGGCACGATCACGGGTATCTCCGCGAGCCGGGGCGATCCACTTGTTGCTGTATCTGACGCGACCACGATTGAACCGGGCAATCTTCTGGTCATTACGAACCCTGCACCTTGGTCTGGTTCCACCAAGACAGTCCACGCCTATACTGTGGATGAACTAGACGGGAATAACGTCTATATTGATGGTATAGTGCAGGGCGACATTAAGAACCAGCAAGTTATCGACGCTGGGGTCGCAGGCTCGATTACCGGTGTCGTTTATACGCTTTCGCCAAGCCTGAAAATCAAGAACTGGCGCGCTAAGATTGAGGGTCAAGATACGCTCATCGACCAATGTGGTGTCGTGCGTGGGTTTTCTGATCTTTCTTTTGAAGACTGTTCACTGAACGGCCACACCCGGAATTGCTTCTATGCCCTCCGTTGTTCCCGCGTTCGCTTTAAAGGCGGCTGGTTGGCAGATATGGGGTATCTTGACAAGAACGAGGCTTACAGTGAAAGCGCTGCCAGCGCCCCCGGCGGTACAGGAACCAGCTTCGGTTATGGCTTAATCACAGCTGAGTGCTCCTTCGTCTATGTTGACGCCACTATGGCGGGGCAGGGCTGGCACGCTGTTGACTTTGCGTCTGGCACAATGGTCGCAGTGGTGGATGGCGGTATCTACGCCCGAAACGCCTTGGCTCTTTCGATGCACGAAAGTAGCTGGAATATCACCTTGCAGAATGTGGTCCTTGTTGGTGGTGAGGCAGGCGGTGGAGGTCGTGCGGCCTATGTTACCTATCGGAACTCCACGTTTAACCTCGACACTCTCAAAAATGGTGTAAATGGCCTGACGGGCGCTTGGGAAGTGATTTTTGATGATGTTGATTTCAATTCACAGCTTCCCGAGGTTGCAACGGTTTCGTCCTTCATTGCCAGCACTAGTGTAGGCGCTGAACCCGGTCACGGAATGCGAAGCGTTGGATACAACCGACGCTTCATTACAACCCGCTGCCGCTTCAACGGCAAGAAGCGGGTTTTGCTCGGATTTAACAACGCTACATTCACCATTCCGACTGAACTCGTCGTTGAAGACAACCGCTTCTACAAGCCGGAAGGCGTCACGATCATAGCGGGTGACATTACGAGCATCGAAGACAATAAAGCCATCATGGCGTCTACTGGTGCACGGTTCGAGGTGCAGAAACTTCGTGCAGGAATGTCCCTGTATGTCCGGGACAACAGGATCGACAACCTGTTGACTTTTGGCGGCGCTGCAATTCGGTTCAGCGGCGACGGCGGAGTGGCCCGCTTCTATCTGGACGACAATAAATCCTCTGGCTATGGGGCGCTGTTCGATTTTGCGATGACCAACGCGACGACGATAGATTCCATCATCAGCAACACAGCAAGGGGCGCTTCCTTCTTGTGCTTTGCCACGCCCGCAGACACGCACACGGCGGACGCCGTGGTCAAGAACGTCTGGGACGGAACGGCCATCGCTTTCAGCGATGATCTTATTGTGACCACCGCTGCGCAGAACGTCGCTGTCTAATCTCGAAAGGAACGACACATGCTTATCAATGACGCCCGCAAGGTGGCGCTGGCCGTCTGATGAACGGTTTCGACATCCCCAGCTTTCTAGAAGCCTACGGCCTTCCCGGCCTGATAATCGTCGGGTTGGCCGTGGTGGTGAAAGCATTGTGGGCGCGCTTGAATGAGCAAATCGACGCCCGCTTTGATGATCACAAGGCGCACACTTCGCAGATGGCAGACAACACGAAAACGCTGGATGCTGCGCTGCGCTACATCGAGGGGAAAGGCCGTGATTAAAGATTTTTTTAAACTCTTGAAACCGGCAAAGCAACCGACCCGCGAAGAGGTCAACGCGGTGCAGGCACGCGAGGTGTCAGAAGCATCCAGACAGCGCCTTGCGCGCGCAATCGAAGAACGCACCGGGCAGGTCAACAATCTGGTCAACGGTGTCCTACCAAAGCGAGGCCATGAGCAATGACGATCCTTATTTTTATCCATAGCGCCTTGGCAGTCGTCGCGGTGGGACTGATGCTGCTGGTGACAATCGGCTTTGCGCCGCACCTTCGGTTTCGGGGGCATGACGCCAACAGCCTCATGAGCGCGTTTGTGGCGTTGACCAGCGGGCTTGTCTGGGTCCGCTTGCTTTGGTGGTCGATCCTACGGCCGTCCCTTGGCGCGGCGGGCTTCATGACCCCCGGCGTGTTCACACTGTCAGGCCAGACGGTCAACGCTGTCTTTGCCTTCTGGTCGGTCGTTGCAGCTCTGGCCGCGCTTGGCGCTCTGCATCGCAGTCTGCCGCTGGCTCAACAAAATCATTACAACTGGCTCACTGCGCCCTTCTTCCCGCGCCGTGGCCCCTGCCTTTGGAGGGTATGACTATGGGTGACCTAAGCAAGAATTTTAGCCTGCATGAATTTCGGTGCAACTGCCATTGGAAGGCACCGCATCTGCCGCGCTGTGAACGGATCCCGCCGCCGAAGGATCTGGTCGACGCGCTGCAAGATGTCCGCGACCACTTCGGCAAGCCGGTGTCAGTTCATTCTGGACATCGGTGCCCAGCCTATAACACTTATGTCGGCGGCGCATCTGCATCAGAACACATGAAAGCGACGGCAGGGGATTTCACCGTCGAGGGCGTATCGCCAAACACGGTTCAGGAATACCTGCTCAAGCGTTATCCCGATGGCAAGGGCATCGGCCGGTACAACACCTTCACCCACATTGACGTGCGCAAGGGCAAGGCGCGATGGGACTATCGCCGGTGATCTGGCAGGCGCTCATACTGGCCACTCTGGCGACGTTGCTGATCTGGTGGCTGACATGATGACCAAGGCAACGCTTATTGCACTGTGCGCCTCGCTGCTGGCGTGTCTCGGGCTGGCAGGAGCGCTCTGGTGGCAGTCAAGCACGGTGAGCGACCTGTCGGCCGAGAACGGGCGTCTAAAGGGCGGCTTAGTGGCTATGCAGTTGCAGGCCGATCAGTCGCGCCTAGCGGCTGACGTCGCCGCTGCGCGGGCCGCTCGGGCCACGCAGATGACGATAGAAGCAAACGCGACGATCGAGGCTATCCGAAACCTTCAACTTGGGGAGTGCGCGGATGCGCAGATTGATCCTGACCTTGCCGCTATTTTTGGGCGCAGGGATGTGCCAGCCGAAGATTGAATATGTGCCGGTCAAGCCCGAGGTGCCGGCGCAGCTACTGGAACCGACCCCGATCTCGACACGGCAGCCCGCCACCTATCGGGATCTGGCAATTCTCGCCACCGAGCATCTGAACAGCGCGCAGCAGGCGAATGACGACAAGGCTGCGATTAAGGAGATCCTCTCGGAATAACTGCTCGATGATCGAGTGAAAGCAATCGGTCGGATCTAGACGAAAAGTGAAAGCAATGGAGAAGCACGCCCGCCTTAATTGGTGACGGGGCTTCCTTTTTGCTGTCTGGGGTGACCTTGATCCTGCGCTGAAATTCGATACCTGATGCAGCATGTCGACAAGTCTTTCTGATCTACTGTTCCCGCCTGGCTGCACGCACATTGAGGTGCGGTGCTGGTCATGCGGCCATGCAGTCGAATTTAGGCCAGAGCAGCTACCGCAAGGTATCCAGCAAGCCGAGTTTGAAGGGCGGGCTAAGTGTCGGTGCGGAACCCGTTGGCCCTACGTTGATCAGTTGCCGAAGATCCGCAAAAATTGGTGATCGAATGAATTGCTGCTGTTCGCAACTAACTGAAAACATTAACGAAGTTTTCATACCCTAAACTACTTAACTAACTGATAAATAAAGATTTATAGATAATTTGTAATCAGTAGGTCCGCGGTTCGAGTCCGTGTGGGGGCACCACTTCTTCCCTGATTTCAATACATTGACAACTTTATGCTTCGCCGCATTCGCGATGCGGCCCCTATATTTGTTGTGCTTCACTGCTTGGCCAGCGGTAGGGGGATGATGTTTGATTTTCGTTTCATCCGCGCAAACTCCACCTGGGCGGCGTCTTTGCAGGTGGGGCAGATAGAATAGCTTTTGGCGAAGTTATCCGCATCTGGCGGGGTGCGCAGATCGATCCATTTGTCGCCGATCTGGAATGCGCAGCAGACCGAACATCGCGTGGTATCGTAGTATTCCTCGAAGGCGCTGACCGTAGGGTGAGGGGGGCTGGTGATCGCGTGGACAAGCATACTGCCGATGGTCAGGCTATCGTCGGGGGAGGGCCAGATCGTCAGCCGATACAACCGCCGCACATCCGGCCCGTCACAGCGGTAAAGGATACTGAACAGTTGCTGTTCAATCCGGCAGGCCTGAAACACACCGAACAGATAGGTACGAGTGTTGGCCCCTTCGACGAAATCCCAAATCTCCCGCCCCAGCACATGGGTGGAGGTCGCCCCCGGCGCGTCATTCTCTATGGCGAAGGCATCCCATTCAGAACCGACAGAGATGATCCGATTCTTGCTGTCCACGACGTAGCTGTTTGTCTTGAGGTCCAA